GTGTCTCAACCTTAACAAGGTTGTTGTGGCGTAGAGGTTTGCCACGGAACCAACTAAATACCGTCATGCGAGTTACTTCCAGCGCATCAGCCACATACTTTGCAGGGAGGTTTGCCTTCACGCAAGCGAGTGCCAACGCAATGCCAGCCCTGTTGGGGTTAGCCTTGTGCAACTCAATCAAAAAAGCTTCGCTGTATGTCCGTGACATTCCTATTCCTTACTTCTTAGACCACTTTTTTACCACGTCTGAGATGTCTTTCTCATCGGTGGTAGCAGCTTTTTTAGACTCTACCTTGACGGGAGGCGCTTCGTCTTCTACGACTTCGTTGCGGTGGCTAGGCACTTCAATTTCACCTGTGCCATCAGCTTGGAACACGTTCATCTTAATAGCGTTTTCAGCGGCTGGGCTCTTGGCTTGAGCGGCAATTGCCAACAAGTCTTCATCAGGAACTTTGCCCGCGGGAGAGAACACAACCTTTGGCGTAGGAGATTTTGTATCGAAGGCCATCCTAGTAATTACCCGGCCAGCGCTTACATTGTGCGACGCCAAGTGTTGGATGTAGGGGCGGAAAGGCCAGCGACCATTGTCTTCCTTGCCGAAAGCTGAAGTAGCGGGTAACACCAACTGCATCACATCGCCTGATGGATCGTTAGGCAACACCACGGCTGTGCGCCATGACAAGCGGCAAGCTGTACCTGTACCGCCTTGACCCGAACCCTTGACGGACTTGGGGCACTCAAGGCATGTAGAAGCGCAGGGAGTCTTGACATCTGCATCGGGCTTGTCTGAGTCAGTAGACCAGCACACTGGGCTGACCTTTTGACCTTCTTGGTACGTTGCGTCGTAGAACATGCGAGAGGCTTTGTGTGCCATCTTGACAAAGATCACGTTCATGTGACGGTCTTCAATAGCGCCAATTTCCTTGCCGCCAGAATACTTGCGGAATACACCGCCCTTGATAGAGATGCGTTTGCTACCCTGACGAGCACCACCTGCTACGGCAAGTGTGTCTTCATCTAAACCAGCGATAGGGGTCATTGCACCGCTGAACATTGTTGCGAGATCGTTACTCATGATAAATTTCCTGTTACTAGATTGAACTTAATTAGAAGGCTTACGAACAACAATCGTAAATTCCTTCATCACATTCACGCCGGGCGGGAGACCTTCTCCTTGATGCTCAGCCATGAACTCCTTGAAATTGCCCTGATGGATACGTCGCTCCAGCAAGTCAATCGCCTCGTTGTCTAGAACAAACTTCTTGAAGTTGTCCCAGTCGTTTGTAGTAAATCGTTCCTTAAGAGACCGAATCACTGTACCGCTTTCAGTGCGGATACTACTTGCGTTGGTATCGTTGCACACTGTCAGCATAGATTGCTCTAGCAGTTTCATCTCCTGCTCTAGCTCACCGTCTTGAACTTCCCAACTCGCTTTGAGTTTCTCACGTTCAGTTCGTATTGTCAAGTATATCTTGACTAATTCATCAAGATTTAACTCAGTAGTTTCACTCATATTCCCAACTCCTGTTTGTACAGATCAACCAAACCTTCATGGGAATCAACCTTGCCTTGCAACATCTGATAGACCTTGCGCTCAGCTTCCGAACCTTGCAGGTGAACAACTGTCATGCTGTTCTTCTGACCGACTCGGTCAATACGCGCAACGCATTGTAGATAGGTCTCCACGCTCATAACGGGCGACCAGAACACCACAGTGTCAGCGGCAGTCAATGTGACTCCGTGTGAAGCGGCCTGCGGTTGAATAACTAAAACTCGTGGATCGGTTTGCGTTTGGAATCGGTTGATGATCTCGGACCGCTCCCTTGCAGGTACGTCTCCGTTAATAACTTCATTGGCTACTCCTTGTGAACTTAAATGACGTGCGACTAATACGATGGTGTGCCGAAACGGAACAAACACGACTACCTTGTGCTTGGTCTCTTCCAACACCTCCATCAGTGCATTCAGGCGTGGTGTCACGTCAAACTCCACCACCTCCTTGTCGTCGGTATAGATCGCTCCTCCCGACAACTGCAACAACTTACTCAGCTTGGCTGCCGCGTTAACAGCGCTGATCTGTTCACCCGCTGCTTCTATCAGCAGTTGATTCTTTAACTCACGGTAATATCTGTTTACCTGGGCCGTCAGTGGCACTTCGCGGGTCTGGTACACCAACTCAGGCAGGTCAAGGCAATCTGCCTTCTCAAAGCGTATAGCGGGTTGTAGAGCGCCAAACACTTCTTGTTGAGCGATAGCCCTTGGTATCCATTTAAACTTGCTGATGGGCTGCATAACGCGATCGCGCCAAGCCGTGAAGTACTTGGGTACGCCAGCAGGATTGACTAGCTTTGCCAAGCCAAAAGCATCCAGTGGTGACTGTGAGGCAGGTGTGCCTGTCATCATCCAAAGGCGGGTCGAAGGGGTGATCAGTTTAGCCAAGGTCTTCCAACGTTTTGTAGATACTGTTTTATATGCGTTGGCTTCATCAATTACAATAAGGTCAAACCCTACTTTACCAATATCTTCTTGAACAATTCCTACACCATCGTAGTTGATGATGACAAACTCGTACTCTCCGTTAATGATCTTCTTACGCTTGGACGCTTCGCCATACGCTACCGCAACTGATCTGTGCATTGCGGTTTTAAAGATGTCAGCCTGCCAAGCGGAGTACATAATTGATAGAGGGCAGATAACAAGAACCCTCTTGACAAGCCCCAACTGCATGAGGTAGTCAGCCGCCCAAATAACCGAGGATGTTTTGCCTGTACCTGCTTCATTGAAACAGAAACAGCGGTCTCTTAAAGCAAGGAACGATGCTGTAACTTTTTGATGAGCAAACGGTTGGTACATACCGGGCCATTTGTACTCTTTGAGCATTGGGTTAGGAGCATCTCCATAGACACGTACAAGACGTTGCATCTCGGGTACGCCCCAGTACACCACTACCTCCGCCATCGTGCCATCGTCTTTCAGTACCTCACATCGTTCTATGTGTCCCAAAAGAAATTGCAAGTCGCTAGATGGGATCACCATCCGAACAACTGTGTCATCTACTACATCCATACTATTCCTTACTATGTTAAAACGTAGCCCCTTACGGGGGCTAATCGGTCAAGCCTGTCGTGTACGAAAGGAGAGGGAGATCTAACACCGCTTGACTGACATGGTTATAAAAGGGGTCGGCAACTGCAAGATCAACACACCCCCCGAGCCTACTCACTCATGCCTAACAGTAGAGATTATTTCTTGCGTTCTTTCTTGCTAGTCTCTGACACCAAGTTTCCTTTGGAGTCACGCTTGAATGAACGGTTTTTTGCCGCGCTCTGAATACGCAGACCATCTTTGTTTGAGCCACCTTTGTCGAGGGCTTTAACGTGGGATACATCCTTACCTTCACGCTTATCAGCCTTACCATTGCCGTTGGAGTCTGAGCCTGTCTTGTCTATTGCACGACGCCCTTTCTGACGCTCCATGCGACGCTCATGTTCACCACGGGCTTTTTGTTGTTGATACTCTTTGTCGTAAGGGCGGGGTTTATTAACGTAAGCCATTATCTTTCCTTGTGATGAGGGCAAGTGTTCACAGGACACCAACCGCAAAGGGGTGATGGATTGGGGTTCCAAACATCGTTTGCATACGATGCCTCCATTCTACCCAAGTCAGAATAGAATGCGTCCCATAGTTGTGGTATGTCTTCCCTAGAATATTCTTCAGTCATGAAACTGTTATGCACTACGAAGAGTAAACCCGCTTTGATTCGATCGATCTCAGGGTAGTGAGCGAACGCCATGAGCGCCATCAGCTTTAACTGTTTTGGCTCAGGGTACTTGTTGCTTCCCGTTTTGTAGTCGATGATGAACGCAGTGTCTCCGTCGATGATCATCAAGTCCACGATGCCTCGCACCCAGTACCCCTTGTTGTAGTCGGATGCCTTGCCTTCTGCATCAAGCGCCATCTTCTGTTCGGGATACCTAGTTCCCTCAATCTCCATGAGCGTGTCAAGCACAGGTTTGAACTGTAAATAGTTCTTAGCGAGAGGTGTGCCTTCTGCGACATAGTTTTCACAAGCCTTGTGTACCTCATTGCCGTAGTTCATCTGCGCGGTCGGCTTAATATAGAAGCGCTTAAGTACCTTGATTTCTTGATACTGCTTGGGGCAGTTGACATACTGCTTGTAGGACGAGAAAGACCATGTGAAGCTCATTTTTTCATGTTCCTTATATTTACAGCAATACTTGCCATGGTGTCTGCTTCAAAGACTTTCATCTTTTCAAACTCACGTGCTATTTCCTCTAGCGTTTCATTGCGAACAACTTGTTTAAATGTTTGCGTAAAGTTATTGCTAACGTATTCTTGAATATCGTCATCGTCATTCATCGCGGCGCATCCTCGTGGTTGTCAGGGTTGAACTTAGGGACTCGGTTGCCCGTGTCCTTGGGGTTTGGAAATGGCGGGAAAGGCCAAGTTGTATTTGACATATTAACACTCTCCGTAGGTTTGTGCAAACTTTGCTTCACAAGTTACGGGTAAACCACTAGCCCATTTGGGTGGCGTAGACATGCACTCGACGATATATGCAAGAGCTTCATCCTTCTCCGCTTCGGGAACCACGATCACTGCCGCATCATGGACAGTCAGGGCAACGCGATAACGCTCGTTGATCTTGATCATCTGCTCTCCCACGATGATTCGCGCCAAGGCTTGAACTACGTTCTCAACTAGCGACCCACCCCACAGTGACACGGGACCTTTGCGTGACTTGTAAACATACTGAGACTTGGATTCTGACGTATCCAGTTTGAGGTCTGGGTATCGGATAGAAAGACCATTAGGCAGACCTATACCATCTTTCGTAACCTTGAGGCACTTGTGCTTGCCGTAGTAATAAGGCTTGAGTTTGTCATCCCAGTTGGCTAGGTCAGCAATCGCCTTGTCGCCATCACGCCATAACTTAATCACCTTGTCGTTGGCGTCGCGGTATGTATCAACATAGTTCTTAGCCTCGTCTTCAGTAACGACCGCGCCAGGTGGTTGCGTCTTGAGCGTGTGCTGTAACTTTAATGCCCCAGTCCCGTAGCCTAGACCCAAGATGCAGGTCTTACCCACGAAGCGTTCCACTGGGTCAGCCTTGGAGATTGGGCGTTCGTATATCTTGGTTGCAAACAGGGAGTAGACATCCTCTCCGTTGCGGAACTGCTCAACTACATCATCCTGCCCTGCCAGCCAGACGAGAACACGCGCCTCAATCTGAGAAGAGTCACAGTTGATAACGATATGGTCGTCAGGTGCTACGACTGCATTCTTGAGGGCTTTCTTTTTCTTATCTCTACTTGGTAGATTTTGGAAGTTAACCTTATCACTGCCTGCCCAGCGACCAGTATGCGCTCCGTAGTATTTGAGTGGGATTGGTAGGCGTCCTTTGTTACGTTTGCCAACATCAATGAATCTTTCAATCCTTGATTCTTCGATGGTAGATTTTGTGCCGAGTCGCACCGCGCATAGCTGTTGGATAAATGGGTCATCATGTTCTGTGAGTTTTAAGAAGCCTTCGTCGTTCTTTGCCAACGCATAGGTCTGCTTGCCTGTTGTCTTGCTTTCTTTCATGGGGACTTCAACCCCGCGCTCGACTAACACTTCAGCAAACTGTTTATTACTGGCTAGTCGTTTACGCACCGCCTCTGCGGTCTCACATTTTAACCTCTCCATCAAGCCTTCAAGCAGTTGCTCTTTCTCGTCTTTCAGTTCGTCGTAGCGCTCTTGCAGTAGAGCATCATCAACAAAGAACACAGGGTGCGTGAACATCCGCAGAGTCATGTCGATTAGCTTCATCTCGTTCTCAGGAAACGCGCTCGACAATATCTTGAATAGCTTGAGGGTTAGGTCAACGTCGTTCTTGCAATACTCTGCGTATCGCTCGAGTTCTTCTTTGTTGAAGTCGAGTCGCGCCTTGCCTTCAGCGGCAATCACTTCCTCGCCCTTAACTCCAATCTCGTAGCGGTCAGCCAACGCCTTGAGTGAGCCACCTGCCTCAACGCCATGAATCGCTCTCGCCATACATAGAGTGTCGAACATGAACGCGGGCGTGATGCCGTAGATCCAACTAAGAATCGCTCCATCGAACAGGGTGTTGTGGCACAGAAGCGCGCTGCTGCCCCAGTCAAACGACGCTAAGAATTCTTTTAGCTTATCCTTACCGCCTGATACCCAGACAGTCGGTTGCTCGTCTACCTTCACGCCCACACCGATAACTTCAAAACGCTTGTCGCGTATGTATTCCTCAGTGGTCTGATGCTTGAAGCCTAGCTTGATCTTGCTATCGTAGTAGGTCTCAAAGTCAATCGTTATCAGTGACATTTGGTTTCTCTAAAAGTTTTTTGTAGTACGACGCAGGGAATGGCGCTTTCTTCTCTAAGAGTGTGCGCAACCATTCCGCACCGCCAAGTTGGTTTAAGATTAACCACTGCTTGTCGGATAGTCTGATCTGCCTGCCTATGAGAGGCGCGGGGGGTTTGGGTCTCGGCATTTTCTCTCTTTAATAACTGGTTTCAAAATAGCGTCCCACTGAGTCATGGGTCGCTATCTAACAAAAAGTACAGATACAAAAAAAGGCATGGCGAACCATGCCTTCGGGGTTTACTTCAGTGTGGCGATTTCACGAGAAAGATACCATTGCGCTTTGCGCAAGTCTTCTAACTGATTGCCCTTGAGTCCTGACCTAGTAATGTATTTGACGACATTACCCAAGTTGTACCCAAGCTTCTTCGCCTCGATGAAGTCAATAGTTTCGATCCCACCTGAGGTGTAGTGCGTAGGGTGATTCACTGAGTCATGTTGGGAAATAGCTTGATTCACGTCAGCTACAATTTCCTCCGCTTCTGCCACAGTCATACCCTTGGGTAAATTATTAGGTCTTACAATTTCAATACGCTTTGCCAAGTCTCTCAATCTGATCATGCGATCTTCAATGGTCTCGCCATGTTCTTGTAGATATGATGCCCTTGCCTTGCTCATCAATACATAGGTATATGACTTGGTAGTGCCGAGAGCCCTCATTACATCTGCGGTTTTCATGCGTGGATTTCTCTCCAACAATGCACGAACCTGTGCAATCTTATTACGTTTCATTTGCCTTCTCCTTTTTGGTTTGGCGTTTAATTGATACGATTCCAACACTATGTCGGTCTCGTGCTTCCTGCATAGCATCTGCGATCTCATACGCAGTCTGAGTTATTTGGTCTGACAATCCTCCTCTCATGATTAAACCAACTAACGCAAAGCCAGCGTGTAGGTCACGCAGATTGCTACGATCTTCTTCATTCATAACTGTTCCAATAGACGCGTTAGCGCATCAATGTTAGTCTCATCAATGACAAGGGTGAACCCACCCTGCCCACGAATGGCTGACATATGTTTCTCTTGTAGGGCAGTCGGCTTATTGCCGTTCGCTTTCGCTT